GTCTGATCCATACTGGAAGTATCAGAAGCGGTACATTCAGCAGGTCGACGATCACCTTTTCTATATTTGGGAATAATATGAACAATTTGACACCAGAAAAGACTCAGCCTAATATAGTGACCAAGAAGGCGTTCAGTGAGGAGGTTGAGCACTTTGCACGCGACCTCCACATGACATACATTGATAGCATTGTCCATGTATGTGAGCTGCGCACTATCGAACCCGATAAGTGCAAAAGGTTACTGAGTGACTCTATCCTGAGCAAAGTTGAAAGTGAGGCAATGGACCTCAACATCATACCGAAGGGCAACAAACTTCCTCTATAGGACTACATTATGACAACGTATCGTGGACGTATGGCTCGCGGGATTGAACCATATGACGCGTACGTGTTGTTTCAATCTGTGAGACTCCATTTTGCGAGTGAAACATACGACGCGATCAAATACAACTTCAAGACCAGCGCAAGTCCCCAGGCGTTCTTCAAGCGGCGGGACAAACATTTCTATGCTAAATTGGCACAGCGACATCAGGATAAAGGATCTCTGCTAGAGTTCCTTGTGGCGAACTATCTGTATCGGAACTCCCCTTGCTGGGTCGGTGATATGATAGAGGATGGGGACGAATATCTTCTGAAGTGGAAGGGTGCCAGACAGCGCCTACAATATATGTTCAAAAATGACATAGAGACTCTTGCTGAATCGGGGGTGTCGTTGGAGAATGTACTTCGATCTAATAATGGGAGCAATCCCCCAATTATTGGCTATATGATCAGTCAGACGATTGATCCCATGAGTGTTGTTGTCATGGATAAGTTGACTGGTTTCCTGAAAAAAGAAAATAAGAATGTGCAAGACCGAATTGCTTGGCCGACTATATATTTACGGCTTGTAAAAACGAGTCCTTTTGTGCAGCTATCTTCAACCAAACCATACAAGGCGGCTGTACTAGGATGTGAATGGAGCGATACGTGACTCCGTTTTCATTACTACCGAAGCATGGATAATGCATAGGTGGTTAAAAGCAATACCATACTAACCAATACAAACAATATAAGGTGATACGAATGTCATTTAAAAGCATGAAAAAGAACCGCGCAGCAGCAATCGATAAACTGGTATCTGCAGCAGAAAACGCTTCTGGTTCAAAGCAATCCTTTCAAGACGACCGTCTCTGGAAACCTACCGTAGATAAAGCTGGCAACGGCTATGCGGTCATCCGATTCCTACCTCAAGGCGAAGAAGACTCCCTCCCATGGGTGCGTTACTGGGACCATGCGTTCAAAGGACCGACTGGTCAATGGTACATCGAGAAGTCTCTGACCACTCTCGAGCAACCTGACCCAGCGTCTGAGATGAACTCCCAGCTGTGGAATACTGACCCAGGCGATGGCTCTCATAAGAAGATCGTTCGCGATCGCAAGCGTAAGCTGAACTATGTGAGCAACATTCTGGTAATCAGCGATCCAAGCAATCCAGACAACGAAGGCAAGGTGTTCTTGTTCAAGTATGGCAAGAAGATTTTCGACAAGGTGATGGATGTTATGCAGCCCGAGTTCGAAGATGAGAAGCCAATGAACCCTTTCGATTTTTGGGAAGGTGCGGACTTCAAACTGAAGATTCGTAAGGTAGATGGATATCGCAACTACGATAAGTCAGAGTTCGTGGCTCCGGCTGAACTGTTTGGTGGTGATGAAGACAAACTCGAGGGTGTGTACAACTCCCTGTACCGTTTGAGCGAATTCACTGATCCAACAAAATACAAGTCATATGATCAGTTGGCGGCACGTCTGCAGTTGGTCTTGGGCGAAAGTGTTGGAAACAGCTCAAATGTGGGTGAAAGTGCTCCAGAGCCAGCTGAGCGTTCGACTGGGGGCCGATCTGGTCCGGTCATTAATGACTCTAGCGATGACGACGATGACGACGCTATGTCGTACTTCTCGAAGTTGGCTGAGGAAGACTGATCTTCCAGTACCGCTAAAAGAAAACCCGCCAGCTGGCGGGTTTTTTGTGCTTATCGTTCAGGACCCGTGACCAGTTGCCGCGCAACATCATCCCCAAATCCCATCGACGATGACAAGCTAATACTGGTTGCTTGATTGGATGCATCAATACTCGATGGCGCCGGGGCAGGTTGCATCTGAGGAGCTCCTCCTCCAGGCATACTACTGTACGGATTTGGTGGTGGATTGTTCACAATAGAATCTCTTTGCGACTGTTGTACCGTTCCAGCACCAGGAGTC